TTGTCGTAGCTAATCCCATAACGCAACGCATTGATCTCCTGCAACTCCCTGATCCTTTTAACCACCACAGGATAATGCCTGGCATCAGTGAGCTTACCAGCAGCGTTCCTGCCACCAGCGTACCCAGCTCTTCTCGCTGCCTCGGTCTTGGTTACATCTTCATGCACCAAGATCTGACAAAACCTTTCCTGCATCGCTGTCAGTTTCTTCTTTGCCTTCTTGCCCTTGTTCGTCGCTTCCATGCCTTTATGCCAGTTCGGGTTTCCGCCCTTACCCTTTTTCTTTTTCATCGCTTCGCTCTCATGTCTTCTCGACTTCAAGCTTTGAGATTTCTTACCCTGTCTAGCGGATAACGATTCATCCAATCTGGCATTATAACCCTGCTTGGCTTTTATAATACCGCCACCAAACTTTCTCACAACCTGATCCTGATATGGTTCTACTTTTCCACCCTGTTTTGCTGTTAATGTTCTCACAGGAGTTGGTGGAGGTGGTGTAGGTTCTTCAATCCGTTGTTTATTTAAAAGTCTTTGTACAGTTCTTGGCTTTAATGCTCCTTTTCTTCCTTGTCGCATGAGTCTGCGATTAAGTGCTCTTTGTCCCATAATTGTCTCCTAGTTAATAATACTCTGCTCGTCTAATCGGTAGCTCTTCCTCTTCTTCATCTGAGTAGAGGGGAATGAAACCACCTTGGCCATGGCCAGGATGGATAAGAAGGAAGAGAAGAAGCAGGCTAGAAAGAAAGTAGATGCTGGTGCGAAACTTCATGTTGTGGATAAATTTGCAATGAAGGTGCTGAAGAGTAACATAGGGGTAGAGATGACTACCTCTACATTTGCGGTGAAGATCAGTGCCGCAGAAGATGAGGGAGGAGGAGGGGTCGGCCTAGATGAACAGACTATCAGGAAGCACTACCTGTCGAAGATAATAATGCCAAGTAACGACTGTGAGGCGAGGCAGTACTATGACGCAGCGAAGTCACGCTGGCGGTACTTATCGTCAGTGGACTAGGGATCACGTGATCCCACTAGACAAGGTGTGTAATGTTAGAGTACACTAAGAGAGTAGAAGCTCGCTACCGGAGGGGTACCGACATAGTTGGAGGGATAGTCACCTGGGGTTCAATAGCTCTTTGGGCGACAGGTTTTTGCTTCTGGCTTTATGGTATGTACCTCTGGATTTTCACTTGAAACCCTGAGGAGGGAAATTGATGGCGAAGAAAGCTAAGAAGAGTAGTGGTGCGGCGGCTAAGGCCAAGGAGGCGATAAAGAAAGCCAGGGCTGCGGAGAAGGAAGCCAAGGCTGCTGAGAAGACTGCCGCTAAGGAGGAGGCCAAAGAGAAGGCGGCGAAGGAGAAAGCCAAGAACCTCAAGAAGGCTCAGAAGGAGCTTGATCCCGCTGCGAAAGAGATCAACGTTCGTCTGGAGAAGGCGGCGCAGAACGACAGCAAGGCTGACGACCATCGTTTGGCTGCTGCTATCAAGTTGGATGAGGTCAAGACGCGATGCAATGACCTTGGCCTCAAGTTCAAGGAGTGGTGTGAGGGTCATTTGGATGAGAAGTGGTCTTACGAAAACGCTCGCAAGCTTGCGCGTATCGGTGCCGCTGACGATCCCCAACTAGCGTTGGAGGATCTTCGTAGTGGTAGTCGCAAGGCTATGGAGAAGAAGCGCAAGAAAGACAAGGAAGAGGGTAAGAAGGCTGTGGTCAAGTCCGCCCCCAAGGTCGCTGAGGAAGCTTTCGACAATATGTCGAAGGAAGATGCAGTGAAGGTGCTGAAGAAGGCGAATAAAAAGCACAAGCTTGGTCTTGGTAAGGGTAGCGCCGATAAAGGTCTTGATGGTGCTATCGCGGCTTTCGAGGATCTGGACGCGAAGGATAAGATGCGTCTCATGGCTCACATGGCTGGGAAGATGGATGCTACTGTTACCATCTTCGATGAGGATATTCACAAGGCTGTGAAGGGACTGAAGTAGCTTGTGGCAACTGAGCTTGGGATCACGTGATCCCAGGCTCTTTTTTTTCTGGAGGGAAAAATGAAAATCGACGTACGATAGAGGAGTAAGATTATGGATATAGTTACGATTACTATTGTTCTCGTCGTTCTTGCAGCAATCTTCGGAAACTCTGCATGAAAGATCATGACATAGAGGCTAGCTGGGCAACGGAGCCTTTGTTCTATGAGGCTCCTTGCCCGCCTGGGCAGGAACCAAGGCAGTACCAACATGCTAGTGTGGAATACTGTCTCGCTCGCGATCACGCTCTCATAGGAGACGCACCAGGGTTGGGTAAAACGATAGAGCTATTGATGCTCTCGAATGCTATAGAGGCTAAGCGAATTCTAGTCGTATGTCCCGCCAGTCTGAGGCTCAATTGGGAGCGAGAGGTCTGGCGCTGGTCTATGCTTCCCAACGTCCGTACCTATCCAGTTCTCAAGGCGCAAGATGGGGTTAGCCCAGAGGCGAACTACCTCATCATTTCCTATGATATGCTGCGGAACAAGAACATTCTTCAAGCACTCCTCGATTTGCGGTGGGATCACCTTATCCTTGATGAGGCTCACTATCTCAAGGACCCAAAAGGCAACAAGAGAACGGCAGCTATCTGCGCTGCTGATGGGCTGAGGTCAGTGGTAGGTAGGATTACCATGGCCAGTGGAACAATTCTCCCCAACCAACCTATCGAATGCTACAACGCTATCAGGCTCTTGGATTGGAGCGCGATTGATTACATGAGCGTCGAGGGATTTCGTGATTATTTTTATGAGAAGGGGCAGGGCTTTGTGACGGGGAGGTATGAAACTACTCTCAAGAATGGGGAAACGGTAATGAAGTACGGCCCGCACTGGTCAGATGAGGTTCGCAACGTCCCTTGTAACTTAGATCAGCTTCGCACCATCTTGCGCGGGGATATTATGGTACGCCGTCTTAAAGAGGATGTACTGAAGGAGCTTCCTGAAAAGCAATGGCACGTGTTCCCTCTAGCTGCGTCGAAGGAGGTCAGGAAGGCGATGGCTGACGATAGTTGGGGTAAGGTGGAAAAGCTGTATGAGCTTGACGCTGATGCCTTTGATGAAGGTATCCCTATTGATGGTGCTATCTCTACTGCCTTCAGGCTCTTGGGTGAGGCCACGGCACCTGCCATCGCGGACTACATCGAAAACCTCTTTGATAGTGGGATAGAGAAGCTGGTAGTGGGAGCATGGCATATATCAGTTTTGGACTATCTAAAGGAAAGGCTAACCAAATATGGTGTGGCATATATAGACGGTAACACCAGCCCTAAGAAGAAACAAGCCCAAGTCGATCTATTTCAAGAGGATATTGATACTCGTATCATACTTGGGCAAGTGCTGCCTCTAGGGGAGGGGTGGACCTTAACGGCAGCGCAAGATGTAGTTCAGGCTGAACCCTGGTGGGTGCCGGGGAAGAATGATCAATTGCTGGAGAGGACCCACCGCATTGGCCAGGAAGGAGATAGGGTCCTTGGCCATATGCCATTCGTTCCCGGCACCCTGCATGAGAAGATCATTAGCCAGGTGGTGGCAAAGGATAAGAATATCTACGAAACTTTGGATATGAGAGACTAGAAAGGAGTGTTGACCATGAGTAAAAATTCGCTTACAATTCCTGAAGTTATCCATGAAGGAGGGAAATCATGAACGTGAATAAGATCGCCGTGGAAGAACACGGCTCCGGCTACCAGATCACCGTAGGTATGTTTGCGCCAGGTTGGTTGGGGTCGAATGACGATGGCCCAACAACTGGCGTTGGCCGTGCTGCGGCAGCTATGGAAAAGCTGATCCTTGCTATGTTCAAGGATGCTCGCATTGGTGAGGAAGAGGGATCACGTGATCCCAAACCTAAGAAGCAGCGCAAGCGCAGGACGAAGGCAGAGATGGAAGCCATTGATGAGGCTACCAGTGACGCTAAGGCTGAAGAAGAGGAAGAAGAGGAAGAGGAGGAAGAGGAGGAAGAGGAGGAAGAGGAACCTACTCCTGCCCGTACTGCTGGGCGAAGGGGCAGACGGGGGAAGGGTGCAGCGAAGAAGTCTGCAAAGACGGATACCTCTGATGACGAAGAGGAAGAGGAAGAAGAGGAAGACCCTCCCAAGAAGAAGGGGCGGCGCGGTCGCAGAGGCAAGGCTGGTACTACGACTGGCAAGAAAGGAAAGTCAAAGAAATCCCCTTCTGATGACGAGCCTAGTGACGAAGACCTGACCAAGGCTTGCTCTGATGCCGCTCGCGATATTGGTGCCCCTGGTGTCTTGGCTGCGCTAGAGGTCTTCAAAGTTGATAAGGTGAATGAGCTTGAAGGCGACCAGCGTCAGGAGTTCCTTGATGTTCTCGATGAAATGGTTGCCGACGGGGTTGGCGAGTGAGCGAACTACAAGCTCACTCTCCTCTGGGAGCGAGCGGGGCATATCGTTGGATGGTATGCCCCGGCTCCGTGGGCAATAGCGAAGGGGTTATTGATCCAGAGAGTGAGTTCGCCGCAGTCGGCACTGCTGCTCATACCTTAGCATCTGACTGCCTTGAAAGCGCTAAAGATGCTTGGCCACTCATTGGCTCCTGGTATGACGGGCAAGATATCGTACTTGCTGGTACTCCATGCGATGGAGCGTTAGTAGTAGATAAGGATATGGCGGATGCCGCCCAGGTCTATCTTGACGCCATTCGCCACGAACACCCTAACCAGAACCAGGGCAACACCTGGGTAGAGCGTAATTTTCACTGCCCAGATATCCATGAGCTATTCTACGGCACCGCTGATTTCATCCACTATGACAAGGCCAATAGTAAGCTCCATGTGTGGGATTACAAGCATGGTGCTGGGATTGTTGTAGATGTGGAGGGCAACCCTCAGCTTATGTACTACGCTGTAGGGGCGCTTGAGGATTTGGACTTGTGGGATGAGGTTGAAACCATAGTCCTGCACGTGGCTCAACCCAGAGGGTGGCATAGTGACGGCCCGTTGCGTGAGTGGTCGCTTGGAAAAAGTGAACTAGCGAAATGGTTGGATAACATTTTGAAGCCAGCTATGAACCGCGCTCAGACTTCGACTGACACAGCCAGTGGTGATCACTGTCGTTTCTGTCCCGCTCGCTGGAGAGCTTGCCCGCAACTCGTTGCTGACGAGGAGGAGCTAACGGAACTCATGACTAAAATGGAAAAAAAGGGAGGGGCGAAGAAGCTATCCAACAAGGATATCGCTCGCTTGCTAGACCTTGGTGAGGTGATGAAAATCTCCATCAAGGCGGCTAGGGAGAATGGCTTCGCTCGCGCAGAGGGAGGAGCGGAGATACCAGGGTGGAAGCTGGTGAAAGCTCGCTCCAATCGTGAGTTCAAAGAAACCGCTGAAAAGGCAGCGATCAAAAAGTTCGGCAAGGCGAAAGCTTTCACGACACCTGAGTTAAAGTCTCCAGCCAAGATCGATAAGTTGCCAGGAGGGAAGAAGTTCACGGCTGAGTACGCTTTCAAGCCTGAGAAAGGTATGCAACTGGCTCAAGCCAGTGATGCCCGTAACGAAGCTGGACCTAGCACTAGGTCTATGTTCAAACCCCAACACAATAATTAGAAGGAAGATTGACTATGGCCAAAGCGACCGAAGACAAGAAGAAAAAGATCATGACCCCTGAGGGGCGGTTGATCAACGGCTCTTTGTGGACAAAAGATGTCTACACCCCTGAGAGGGGGAAGGAGGGAACACCCCAGTACAAGGTTGAGATGGCTTTCAATCCTGACGACTTGGAGGAGTTGGAGAACGCTATCGTTGCCTGTGCTGTCGAGGAGTGGGGCGAGGATGCAGAGCAGGAGTATGACGACGGAGATATCCGTAGTCCAATCCTGGACGGCGATGAGATGGCCAAGAAGAGGGAGAAGAAAGGTAAGAATGGTGAAGCTTACCAGGGCTTTGATGTCATTCGCGCAGCTACCATCTACAACGCTAATGGCTATGATGATAGTGGTGGTGTCTATGTTGCGGATGCTGCCGCTGAGCAGATGACCTTTGAAGAGCGTGGGAAGGTCTACAATGGCAGTTACGGCATTGCTATCCTCACTCCCAATGCGTATGAGATGGAGGGACGCGATGGTACGGTGCGGGGCGTTAGTCTCTACCTTCAGGCGTACCAGTTCACCAGGGATGGTGATCCTTTGCGTGGCTCCAATGCGGGCGCTTCCATGTTCACCTCCAAGGTGAATGAGGAGAGTGAGGGAAAAGGTCGGCGCCGCAGGGGTAAGTAGTTTAGGCGTCGATCTTGAGGGGTGTGTCTTCCCACAGGCACACCCCTTTTCTTTTGAGGAAGGAAGTATGAATATTATCCGCGAGTATCCACCGAACATCAACGAGATACGTAAGTCATTTCCTGTCAAAGGGAAGTCGGTTATTTTTGCTTGGGGGGAAGACATCTATAATCCTAATGGAGTGCAGATACCAAAGCATTTGATCGCACATGAGGCTGTCCATATGGCTCGCCAGAGAGCTTTCGTGATAAATCTCCATGGTGCTATATGGGAGGGTATCACTGACGCTAGCCGTGAGAAAGGTGTCTGGGATTGGTGGAACTGCTACATCAACGATATAAAATTTCGCTTCGATGAGGAGTTACCGGCGCACCAAGCTGAGTACCTGTGGTTCCTCCAGAACGGGGCGCACCGTCCTGAGAGGCGGCGAGCGATAAGTGAGATTTCACGGCGCTTGGCTGGGCCACTCTACGGGCGTTTGATCAGCAAGAGCGCTGCGAAAGAAATGCTGGAGATGTGCCACAAGTGGCGGGATCACGTGATCCCAAAGGAAGATGCCTGATGACGAAAGACCTAAACTGGGTAGAGAGATACAAATGACCATCGTCCTCGACTTCGAAACCCGCAGCGAGGCTGACCTAACTAAGGTCGGTGCATGGTCTTATTCCGAACATCCCAGCACCGAAATCATCTGCGCTAGTTGGGCAGTGGGCGACAGCCCGATATACAACTGGTTGAACCCTGCCGTGGGTAAAATAAACGGTCGCCACGAAGATAACCTCTTCAGTCTAATGGAGCTGGTACAATGTAAACACCAACTGATTGAAGCGCACAACGCAGCCTTCGAAGTTTCAATCTGGGAGAACATAGGTGTCAAGTGCCTGGGGTGGCCTGAGATACCTTTAGATCGCTGGAGGGACAGTATGGCTCTCGCTTGCTACTATGCCCTCCCCGCGGCACTGGACCGCCTCTGTGGCCCTCTTGGGCTCCCTGGTAAGGACCCAGAAGGTGGGCGGCTCATCACCAAATACAGCAAGCTTCATCTCAAGACATCCAAGATCGAGATACCTCCTGAGGACTTGGCCAAGTTTGTGAAGTATTGTGATCGGGACGTACACCTTGAACGTCAGGTTGGGAACTTCCTAGGCTTGCTGCCGGAACCGGAGGAAGATATCTGGCTACACGATTTCAAAGTGGCGCACCGGGGAATGAGGCTGGATCGATCTGGGATCGTTGGCGCTCGACGTATCGTTGAGGATAGGGCTGCTGACCTGGAGGACGAGTTCAAAGAGATGACTGGGTTGAAGCCTGGGCAGCGAGACAAGGTATTAGATTGGTTAGCTGAGCGCGGGCTGGAGATGGAGAACCTTCAAAAGGACACTATCGATGATCTCCTTGATGGTCCTGATAGTCCACAGGGGGAGGTGAGGAAGGCTCTCAACATCCGCCGCCGCTATGCTCGCGCAAGCACAAAGAAGATGGATGCGATGATCCGTCACTGTGGCAATGATGGTAGAGCGCGATGGCAAACTAGATATCACGGTGCCGCTACTGGTCGTAATACGGGATCAGGATTTCAGCCGCTAAATCTCACTCGCGGGGATGGAGTAGACCCTGATCAGATGGTGAGCGACATCAATCATGGCAGCGCTAAGTTTCTTGATGCTCTCTATGGTGACGCTATGGAAGCGGTGGGTAATGCTTCGCGGCATTGGATCACAGCATCAGAGGGTAGTCGTATCATCGCAGGGGATTTTGCTAGCATCGAAGCTATCGTCCTGGCTTTTGTGGCCAGGGAAGAGTGGAAGATGCAAGCGTTTATTGACGGCGAACTAATCTATGAGAGGATGGGAGAGAAAATCCATGGACTACCTACCGGAACAATTACTAAAAAGTCCCACCCTCTTGAACGCCAGGATGGAAAGACAGGGGAACTTGCATTTGGATATCAAGGCGCTTTAGGTGCGTGGCGAAATTTCGATGACAGTGATCGTCACACGGATGGACGGGTCATTAAAATATGCCGAGCTTGGAGAGATGAGCATCCTATGACTGTGGACCTCTGGCATAATCTTCAGGAGCTAGCTTTCGATGCGGTCATATATCCTGATAAACTTTTTTGGGATGAAGTAAGCGGCATCTCTTTTGAGCGTGTTGATGGTTGGCTCACGATGATCCTCCCCAACGGTAAACGTCTGTGGTACTGGGCACCTGACATCCGCTTGGGTATGCCCCCCTGGCACAAGCCGAAAGAGAGGGAGGATTGTATGAATGGGGAATGTGATTGCGAGCCTGTCCCCAAGCTCACCTATATGTCGCATAAAGAAGGGCGATGGCAGCGTGTTCACACCTATGGTGGGAAGCTGACAGAAAACGCTGTCCAGGCTATGAGCCGTGAGATACTAAAGCTCGCTGAGCTGGCCGCAGAGAAGGCTGGGTATCCTGTGATCCTCTCTGTCTATGATGAGGTGGTGTGCGACGTACCAAATGGCTATGGCTCTGTTGAGGAGTTTCAAGAGATCATGGAAACCCGCACCGCGAAGTGGTATCGAAATTGGCCTATACGCGGTGAGGTATGGGAAGGAGAGAGATACCGCAAATGACTTGGGAACATCCTAAAATAATAGTAGTGGTTCCAGTATTCGCAACCCCGAGATAGGAGACAGCAGATGTTCATCACCAAAACCGCCACCGCCCAGATGCCCGGCAGTTGCTGGGGCCGCTACGGCAAGGTCGCCGTCATCGAGGTCGAAGATGGCGTCGAAGATGTCGCCATGATCAGTGACCGCGCTCGTGGAGCCATCCGCGTGGTCGAGGTCTGGGACCGCCAATTTTGGGGCAAGAGCAACCGCTGCGCTTTCGCCATCGCCGTCATCGAGGCCGAGGCTCTTGCCGCAAGCTTGAATGGAGGCTGATACGGACTGGGGTATCAAAGGCGCATCTTTCGAAAAATGGCTAGGTTTAGGGATTGCAAATGAGTAAGTTTAGCCGCGACAAAGGTATACGAGGGGAGCTAGAGGTTTCCAAGCTTCTGAAAGGGTGGGGATGGGAAGCTGAGCGAGGGAAACAACGGAAGGGAGGACCAGATAGCCCTGACGTAATCCATAACATGCACAACCTTCGCCCAGCAGGGATCAGCTTCGCTCTTGAGATAAAGCTTCGCCAGCAATTGAACCTTTATGATGCTCTCGAAAAACTGGAGGGAGAGCAAGACCCTGACGCTGGGATGACACCAGTAGTGTTCCACCGCAAGGATCACAAGCCTTGGCTCGTCACTCTCAGCGCTGACGATTTTCTGGAGATCGTTCACTATATGCACAATTTTGAAGAAATAGGAGATCTAGAATGAAAGATAGGCATTTAGATAACTACGGCCCCACTAAAGACGATAGCAAGTCCAAGAAGGATGGTGAGAAGGTGCCGATATATACCGGCTGTGTAGCTCGCTTTCCTCTAGCACTCCGGGAAGTGGCTATAGTTTCAAATGAGTGTGCTGTGAAAAAGTATAATACTAGCTCTGGCGACATGGGCTACTTGGAGGTGGAGAACGGTATCGAACGTTATTCTGACGCTCTCTTAGGACATATGCTAGACGATACAGGAGGGATGAAGCAGAACTCAGAAGATTTTGATGTGCTTCATGCTGCTCAAGTAGCTTGGTGTGCGCTAGCTCGCCTGGAGATCATGTTGCGTAATGAAGGGAAGATCAAGAGTGTTCGTCAGCCTCATTTCATGCGCGTCGAAGCGATGACAATGGTTGACGGCTCTGAGCCTGAGCTAGATATAGCTGCTACATACAAGCACACTGATGAAGAGTTAGTAAAATTGGGATCACGTGATCCCGACCACGGCTTTGTAGAGGGTGAGGTTGGGTGCGTTAGACCAGGGCATAGACCTGGGCTCAGGAAGAAAAGAAGAACTGCTACATTCAGCAATACAGATCCGTCTGGAGAGGGCAGCTCAG